TGTACCCAGAGTGGGAGTATCAATAATTACTCTCTATTACCCTCTATCATTCGCTATTGCGCTTGCGGAGCGGGCTTGCGTAGTAGTCTTGAGACAATAGAGAGCAATAGAGGATAATATAACGCTACTAAAATCGTCCTCTATTCGTCCTCTATTTCTCAAGCAGGGGACGATTGAACTTTTCCATTTCTTGAGCCTTGAGGGTGTCGGCTATTGCGATGTACGGGCGCATCGTCGCTTCGGTTTTGTGGCCTGTGTATTTGCGGATAACCTCAGAGGGGATGCCGAGTGTGAGGGCCTGCACCACGAAGGTATGGCGGCCGACGTGCGAGGTTATGACCTCATACTTTTTTAGGGTCTCCTCGATGCGGTGACGTCCTGAGTAGCGTAGTCGGGTGACTGGTGCGTTGATGCCTGCCTGTTCGCAGACGCTCTTGAGAGTTCTGTTGAGCCGTTGCTCTGCCATTGGAGGCAGTGGGGTTTCCCCTCCTTCGTACTTTGCGAGGATAGCACGGGCGTGGTCGTTGAGGTTTACTTCGATAAGTTGGTCAGTCTTCTGAGCGTAGTACCTGATGGACGTAGGTGTGATGCTGTCGTGGGTGAGCTTCTTGAGGTCGGAGTATCGAAGCCCTGTAAAGCATAGGAAGCAGAAGAGATCGCGGGCTACTCGCTCTGAATGTAATCTGAGATCCACGGAGACAAGACTACTAAGCTCTTCCCAGGTGAGATATACCTCGGCTCTGTTTGCGTCGATACCCTTGAGACGTACGTCAAAGAAGCGTCGGTAATCCTTTTCATATAGCCCCTGGCCTTGTGCCCAGTAGAGGACGCTCTTTAATATGCGCAGCGTCTTGTCTATTGAGGTGTTTAGTAGTCCTCGCTTCGTGGTGAGGTAGGTGATAAGGCCTGTCACCCACTCACTACTGATGTGGTCCAGGGTGTCCTTGCCTGCATACTCAGATACGTGCATACGTGCCGTGCGTATGTTCGCATTGTGCCTCTCGCTCCAGCTGCGTCTCACGCTCTCCGATGCGACGAAGGCGTCGAACACTGCTACGATAGTGCCGTTGTCCTCGGGGGGTATTGCCTGCGCCTTGTTCTCCTCGATGCCGAGGGCTGACTGCAGGTACTCGTTGTACTTTGCCTTTAGTTCCTCGGGGCTTGGCAGTCGCTCCTCTCCTTCGAAGTAGGCAAAGGCTCGCTCCATTGACTCCTCGACGTATTGGATAGCTCTGTTGATTGCAGCAGCTGGCGTGCGCTTATCTCCGTGGCTGGTATTCTTCAGGCAGCGTTCAGCCTCGGTACTCCATTTGCTGGGCTCTGCACGATGCCCCACGGCTACGGTGGTAATGTACCCTCCGTAGCGGATGCGGTAGCGTATCTTGTATGCCGTCCACCCCTTCTGCGGATCCAGGAAGAAGCGGCAGGTGCGACGTATAGGTAGCATGTTGTGCGGGGTTGTATTGTAAAACCATTTCGGTGAAGCCAACGAAATGGTTGTGAGCTGTTGCAGATTATGCAACGACTGCTATGCTGATGCAGAGCAACTATTTCCAGGTTGGAAAGAGTTGAGGTATAATCAATATGTTGCTATGATTATACCTCCTATCTACGAGGCTGCCTACATTAGTAGTGCTACTCGCTATCTTTCTTTAAGTTTCTCCTAAGCGTATCTTCGATTCGGGAGAGTGCAGGCATGACGTTTTGCTCAAGGTTTGCGTCAATGAATAGATCTCGGTGAGGTCCAGTCACAACGCTTCGAATGTATTTATCTTGATCTTGTAATAAGACGATCATATCCTTAACTCGTTCATTGATCTCCCAGTAGGACATCGAGCGGAATATTTCTTTTCCCTCCAGCTGCTTATATATGCCTTCCTGTAGTTTGATAAACCTCTCTTGAAGTTCGCTACTATCATCACGCAATGAGTCAATATCATCAGATAAGTACTTGAGCAACTCTCTTTCTGCGATAGACGAGGAAGATAGATCTACGGTCGTCTTCTTAAAGTCTTGCAGGTCTTTCAGTATCTCCCTCATCAGCTTTTCGTGGTCGGAAAGAGCTTGCCTCATCTTGTCGATATCGGCTCTCGAGCTTTTCAGTTCTTTAACCTCGTGTGAGATCGTGCTTAGGCCGTCATTTACCATCCTCTCTCTTGCAGAGAAGATCACCGAAAACACGACCGAGGTGATGAAGATAGCAAGGATTAGGTATGCGGTGAGGTTGCTATTTTCATTTACAAACAAGCTAATCACTACGCCTATGACCACGAAAAACACAGCGTGCGATAGTGCCCTTTTAGCGTCTGCTTCTGATATGTATTCAGGGGCGCTCTCCACGCGATGGTCGTCAAGGGCTTTGACTTCGCGCCCAAGGATAAGGATAAGGAGGAATGATGCGAGGAATGATAGAGGTATAGGCCATAAATAGTCTATCCAGTCTCGCATTAGAGGGAAAGATAGTGCTACATACAGCGTAGATCCAAGGGATACAATACTTAGGATCAAAGCAACCCACACATAGGTACTTCGGTATAGGTATGACCTCTTAACGGGAGTTGGATTTTCTTTTGCCATGGCTATTCATATCTACGTATTCCACCGAGGACTTCGAAGACGCGCTCGATCTGCGTCTTTGGTATCTCTTGGCTCTCGTATGCAGGGTTGATTGGTTCGAGTGTATAGTGCTCGCTGTCGCTACCACGACGCAGACGCTTGATGGTTCGCTGTCCTGAGAGCGTGACGATAGCATAGACCTTCCCGAGGAGGAGGAAGTCATACCACGCTTCGATAGGTCGGAGTGCTACTAAGTCACCGCTGTTAATCTCAGGCGACATGCTATCTCCGCGGACGTTCATATAGAACACCCCCTCCTTATTGTATGGTGGGTAGTCTATCATATAGGTAACGGGTGCGCTTGCTGGGTCGTCGGCAAACTCTCCATACCCTCCGAGGAAATCCACGTCGTAGTAGGGCCGCCCCTTGTCTTCCGTGATGCGGGGGAGTAGTTCGTACTCCTCCTCCTTTTCCTTCTCTTCCTTGAGCATAGAACCCTCACCCGAAAGCAACCATGATATAGATACTTCGGGGAAAGCATTGACTATTTTGTCAATGTCGTATGTATTTCTGCTTCTCCATCTACTCACGAGAGCGGGGGAAACACCTACAAATCGAGCGAATTCAGCATCAGAGGAAAAATTTTTCAGCTCGACTAACTTGCTGATGTTGAGCGATGTATCCGCCTTTATGTTCCGTGCCATACGAAAGAATGAACTATAATGTTTGCATGTGAACAAAATTGTTCCTACCTTTGTGGTGTAGTTCAAGAGGAGCTACAACAAACGCTTCAAAGTTGAAGCAAAATTTGAAACAAATATAAAGATAATCTACCACCTGCAACTATGGCTGAAATAAGAGTTCCCAAGAGCCACGCTGAAAAGTTAGATGCGCGAGCTCTGAAAATGCAGGCAGACTACCTGCGACTCCTGGAGCAAGGCAGGGGGGCTTGGCAGAGCAAGAAGGCTCTCGTCAAGAAGTACAAGGTGAGTATGAACACAGTCTACAACGCTCTCGAGAGAGCTGAAAAGCTGGTTAGCACCACCTCTGCCGAGGGTTAAGCCCTCATTCCTCCGCGATCTTTGACATACTTGATATAAACAATGGCGATACGAATTAATCTGCGGGTGCAAGGCCCGCGAGTGATTAACCCATTGCTGGTAGAGCCTGAGCAACAAGAGCCAGGTGTAAGGCGGAGGCCAATAGGCAGGACGTCCACTGCGGAGAGCGAAACTTCCCACCAGCACAAAACAGCAACACAGAGAAAATGAAAGCGAACAAAAAACACTATCCGAACGAAGTCCACGACGTGCTGAGTCTCGTAAGAGACGCTATCATCAGGGGCAAACCCGTAATGCTTGCTAGCGATCTCCCAGACGTACCTCCTAGGATGATGGATGCAGACGACATCAATGCAGACATGATAGACCTACTCTCCAAGAGTACCTACTCTAGAGACCTGGTTTGCTCTGGGGTGTCCGAAGGTATAGATATGCTACCAAGCGCAAGGCGTGCCTTTATCGGGTGCGGGATCAAGAGCCCCGTTATTCACAACTTCGATATAGACGACCTAACCCTAGGACAAAGGTACACCTGCCAGATAATCATGGACTACGAGATTGTAGACTATATAGATCGAGGCATGGAGGTTACTCCAATACCCGAGCGTATAGAGCAGCTTAGACCACTACTTAGTATCCGATGGTACTACGAGTCTGACCACGTGTGTAAGGCGGAGATATTCCGATCCGAGACAGACATTACCGAGGCCATGATCATGAGGTGGATCGGTAAAGACGCAACGAGGTTTAGAGCCGTCTCGTTCCAGCGCAGTCAAATGCACGGAGGGTATAGACACGTGTTGCCTTTCTCCAACAGCATGGAGGATGCTAAAAAGGTGGTCGAAGACTACGCACTCACCTGCCTAGCTGGAATGCTTAGTAGATAACAAGCAAAATAACCAATGGCAACGACAAGCGATAAGCAAGAGCTCTCAGAGCTCACCTCCCTCAAAGACAACCTCAAGAGGATCAGCAATGAGATAGCATGGAGGGGAATAAGGGAGGACTAACAACTAACACATACGACTATGACACGTAAGATTTCGATGAAAGCGACGCTCACCTGCTCGCTTATCCTCACCCTCCTCTCCTTCGCCATCTACGCTATGGGCTGGCACTTCAACGATATGCCACGCATCATCATTCAGATCTTCGCACCTGCGATATTCCCCTTCACACTCAAGGAGATTTACGACAACAGAGACGGGGATGACTACTAATTGTAAGAGCAACATACGGATTGTTTAGCGTATGTGTATTGTGTTGAGAATGGCGG